GTTTAGAATCCGAAAGCCCGGTCATACCGGGATCTAGCAGCCTTACTTGCTAGAACGTCTCTAAATATTTGGATAATGACAGCTGAGTGCTCTGTCATACCCGGTTTACCGGGGATTCTATTTGGTTCTCAACATTAACTTAGTGGTTTTCGTGGCTTCCCTAATAGCTACAACCTATCTGATCGCCGGTTTAGTGCTTTCAGAGTCTTGTTCCGACTTAAAGGGATCGTTGTCAGTATTACGCACACTGTCAGGTATGAAAATCGCCTTAATGATTACAGTGTTATGTCTCCCTTTCCGAGTCAACACTCGCTCTTCACTCCCTCTTGGTTTGAGAGGGGGTATGAAGAAAGGCCCAGGAGATGGAGGTCAAAAACCTCGGAACGGAAAAAAGAAAAGTTTCGTTTCTGCCCCCTCCTCCCCACAAGTACCGAATCCATCTTCTCCAGCTACCGTCTCAGCCGCTGGGGTCGTTGCGCCAACCTTGCCAGTTCTTACAGATAGGCCGTTGGTGGCTCCTAGTTGGGTTAACGTCAAGAAAGTGGGCTCCACTGTATATGCTATGTTTGAAGATGTTGAAGTTACTCTCACCGAGTCTAGGGTTATGATCCGTAGCGACGGAAAACTCCTTATCAACAAGTGTCCGTTCAACGTAGTCGACAATCGTGGAGATGGGTGGTGTATGCAGTATTCACTGTACACCTTGCTTACTCGTAACTTGCCTGGAAAACAGATTCCTTACTTCGATAAGTCTACCAAGGAATGGCGTTACAGTACTTTGCTGGAAAAATCTGACGGATTATATAACGTAGACCCCCAAGGGACCTAGTACAGGGTTGAACAAGGGGACGGATATAGTTTCGTCGGACAATTAGGAGAATAAGAATAATGGTATGCGCTGTTCAATGCTTTACCAGACGTCCGAACTTTCGACGCAGTCCTCCCAGCAAATGTCATCCGCTAAAACATCCCTATCTATATCACGGGTCTCGGTTTTATTTCCAGCGGAGGAGCAACAACTGACAACGGTTTTATATGGTTCCAACCAGGAGTGACAGCTTCTACCATCGGGCATTATGTGACAGTGTTCCCGGAAACCGTTAATACGACTTCTTTCCAGTCCATCAGGTTACGGCTCCCTATTTCCAATACCAAGATTCATATTCATTGAACTTTGTGCAGAACGGAAGATACGGGGGGTCTAGCAGGTTTAATTTAGATTAGCCTGAAGTGGACAAGTTATACAAGGAAATTAATACCGCTATCAAGACATTGACGGGAACTGTATAACTGGTGTAGAAAGTGGCTCACAAAGCCGACTACGGAGTAGTGCCATTGAGGATTGGACTAGACGGAACGGTCAATTTCCCCGCTGATATGTTCAAAGGACTGACGATTGTGTAATGGACTCGAGCTGATAAGACTGTAGCTCGTCTATTATGTGCCTTCGTCTCCAAACGTTACACGACTATCAGCTCTGTGTTTCTACGATAGGAATAAGCTCAAGCAGTTCCTTAAAATTGTGTTACTAAGATAGAAGTGGGAAAAATTTAACTAAACGTATGGACCGGCGTTCAAAACACATCAAAGAAGCATATACCTCCTAAGCCTTCTAAATCTGCTACTACAACAAACTCCCCTCTCTGCCCAGCCGCACTTAAATTCAAATCTGTTTATCAACTGAATACTCCTAATTGGAACTTCGATTCATAGATGGAAAAGATT